CCTCAGCACGCATTGTTGTAGAAAGCAAGACAGCTCCAATCCTGCTTCTATTCTATCGCCTGCCCTTGCGTGGCTTCCTAGACTGATTACCCTTAGCAATGAGGGCGCGCTGAATAGTCCACAACATCCGAGGGTGCAAAGAAGCTAACTCATTAGGGCTAATACCCGTTTCAACCGCGATCTGCGCAATCATCCAATGAGCGGAAGTTTCCCCCAGCCCCTTTATGCTTTTGGGTTAGAAGCCTCTACACCCTCGACAGACTCAACCCATTTCTGGAACACATCCTTAGTGTCACCAGCGCGCTTCAACGAGTGCCAGGCCAGCCACAACAAGTGTGTGATTTTCATGTCCTGGTTCAGGCGTGAAACGCTGAGGTCAAACTCTGCCTCAAATGCCACAAGGTCAGCAGCAATGCCACTGACCTCACGGTTTGTACCATCAAGAAAAGTTATTAGGAGATTGAAGTTCATACCCTAGACAATACCAGGAATTAGCTTGTGGCGCGGGTGATTGCTCCCGAAATCGGGAACGAAACATCCTGTGTAGCCAAATCCCCGACATTGGAGCTGAAGGGAACAATTTGTGTGACCAAAGCGTTGAAGGAATAGCTGGGGTTTCCGACACCAACAGCATTAGAGGTGGGCTTGACCACGATAGCAACTTCAGTGCCCAAAGCAGCGTGCAAGGTTGCGTCCACAGCCGAAGCGGCGAAGTCCTGGTGGAAGCTCAAGGTCACAGAAGCATCCTGCAAACCGGCAATGTAGGTGCGGGCTGCATCACCGAAAGCGGTGGTTTCCAGCTGCTCTCTGCTGATGTCTAAAGTGACAGCAGCAAGGCTGGCACTGAAGTCCACAGTGTCAATGGTAACTTCTAAATCTGTAGCTGCGAAAACTGCCACGATATCTCCTAGTCTGAATAAACCACAGCTGAAAACTCCGCTGCCAAGTATTGTTGCTCCCCTAATGTTATCGCACCCAACGAGGTCATCTCCTGCAGGCGAACATCAAAAGCGAACCCACCCAAAGTCTTATCCGACTGCACTGCGGTCTTGATTCCGCCAGCCCCAGTGGAGGCATAAGCGTTCAGACGGGCCTGCGCTGTGCGCTCCGAAACGCGCCCCACAATGACAGTGATTGTGAAAGTGTAAACCGCCATCCCGTTCTTGAAAGCCTGGTCATAACTAACATTATTCAACTGCACCACAGCGATAGGAGGGGAAGGGTTATCAGGGAGGTCAGCAGCCGTTCTCAGCCCCGAAATGGTTGCAAGGTTAGTTGCAAGCCCATCCCTAATGTCACTGATACTCACGCGGTTCTAACCCTTCTGAAAGGCATTAGGAGCTTCTCGACATCAGGATCCACACGCCCCACACGCATCACACCCAGGTCACCGAAACCCATCACCCCTGTGGGAGAGTCGTAGCGCTTGAACTGACGCATCGAAAGAATGATGCACGCCTGCTTCACCGCTGTAGGAACCGTAGCAAAACCCCACACGCCAACCACCTGCACAGAAGCCTGAAAAGCGTTCGAGTTGCGTGGCTCATAAATGGGGAACAGGTAATCACCGATGGCAGCGATTATGGTGAAAGGTAACTCTACCCCGCCAGCAATCCCATTCAAAGGGTTTAGCTGATAGTCACTGTCAGCAGTCCAGGTGGTGTCGAAAGTGCCATCCCCGTTAGTGTCAGTTTTCAATGTTGTAACGGTTCGCAAGTCATCAATCTCAGTAACGAATGAATCAGCGGGCCTAAACACTCGGGTCGCTGAGGAGCTGTAGAAAACGCGCTCGCACCAGCCGTCAATCTCACGCGATGCCGCCTCAATGCTTATTTCAAGCAGGGCATCATCCACTGTGTCTGTAATTCTAAGCGCAGCCTTCACATCGGAAAGACTGGCATAACCGTTCTCAATAGCCACTAGAAACCTCCAGGTCTAGTTTACCGCGACAGGGGTGCCTGGTTCGCGCAAGAAGGAACCCCCGCCACCCATACAGGCAACAGGGGTTCCTTTACTTGCTCAGCTACTAAGAAGCAGCTCCACCCGTGAACTTACGAACATGGCTGGTGTGAGTCAGGGCACCATCAACGCGCATCGTGAACCGGTAGGTCACAGTGTCAGTGTTGAAAGCGTAGTCAGCAGACGAAGCAACATTTAGCCCGCCAGCCATCCGCACCTTGTAGGAGGGGAGGTGACCAAACAGGACGCTGATTGCCAGCGCAGCAGGTGCTGCAATGTTTGGGTTCTCGATGACATCAAAACCAGCGAACTGGTCTGGCTGTCCAACGCCAACCTGGTAAAGGTACTGGTCGTTGCCATCCTTCAGCTTACGCATCGCACCAATCGCTGCACCGGAGGCCATATAGGCAGTTCCAGGCAGACGGCGAACAAGTCCATCGACACCCGTGTAAGCAAGGTCAATGAGGTTGTCAGCGGTGAACGCGCCAGCAACAGCAGCGGAGCCCGTGATACCGGCAGAAGCACCAGTTACGATACCGCTTGGCTGTGAGGTTCCTGTTCCCGTTGTGAGAGCAGTGTTCACTGCCGTCCCAATTCCGTTACCAGCTTGGTCGGCGAGGTGTGCCTCCAAGTTGAATCCGGCATCAGAAACCAGCTCAGAAGCAACTGGAATCAGGAGACCATACTTGTAAGCACCAAGCGTGATGCTTGCATAAGTAGGTTCTGACTCGTCAATCGCCGCACCGGCAGCTGCGAGAGTTGCCACGCTGTAAGCGGTCATGGTGGGCAAGGTCAAATCTTCACCAGTTGTAGTGTTGAAGATTTCAGAGGTGTCGAGCATTGGCCCAACAAGGCGAGCCTTGTCGAAAACCTGGTCATAGAACGACTTAGGCACAGTGTTGGCAGACGGCACCAAGGTGTTGCGTTGCTCGAACTCGTGTCCGCGCACTTCACCGTTAGCGATACTGCGGAGGATGTCACCAGTGGTGCGGCCCTCAGCGGTTTCAACGGGAGAGAATGAACGTGAAGCTTCAGCAGCTTCGCTCATACGGTCAGCCTGGCGCTTAGCAATAGCAAGTGCCTCGTCAGCTTTGCGAATGTCAGCCTCAATGCGGTCAATTTTTGCGACTTCAGCGGAGTCAATCCCACGCGACTCTGATTCTGCACCGTCAAGAACTTCACGGATTTGCATGGTCAGGTTGGCGCGGATTTCTTCCTGAGTCTTGATGAACTCAGACATAGAATGTCCTTCCAATAGGTTTGATTAGTTTGTTTCGCAGTGGCGGTAACGCTCAACTACTACCAGCAGCGGTAACGCACAAATCCGGTACCTCAATGATACCAACATGGTGCGCCCCGGTTGTGGAGCTGTGGGGACTCGAACCCCAGTCCACCAGGTCACCGCGTGCGGATCTAACCTGGTGTCGAAACCATCCAGCCCCACCACAAGGGTAGCAAAAGAAAACCCCCTGCCGGAAAGAAAGGGAAAACCGGCAGGGGCAAACCCGCTAACGCTGTTCGACAGCCTCCATGACGCGGGTTTCTTTCTCTGCCTGCTGAGTGGTGCCCCTCACGGGCTTCGCCTTCGCAGGCGTATCAGCAGAAGAATTATCTAACGCAAAAACCGCGTCAGCCATCTCATCAGCAAGCGAAGCAATCCCACCAGACACAGGATTGCCTGCAACCCCTAGGATCGCTTTCTTTATGTCATCTTTGGTAGCCATTACAGTCCCATCAATAGTTCGAGCTTCTTCTTCTTCAAAGCAAGCATGTCAAAATCACCCTTAGGTTGCTCAACCTGCTCCGCTGGGGCCAGCTCATCAATGACAGAAGTGAGCAGTTGGCGGTCAGCAGAAGTAATGTCCTCACCGTTCTCAATCTTCAGGAGCGCATCAGCCAAAACATCAGCATCCACGCCGACCCTCAAAGCAACCCTGTCAATACCTCGCACCGTAGTGCTACCAGCGGTAGCGGTGTATGCAGGGAACGCCACGATAGAAACCTCATGCAAGTTGATTTTTGTCAAAGTTCTCACAGAACCGTCAGCGCTCCACTCATCCCCGTTGCGGGCAACAGTAAAACCAAAACTCATGCTGTCCACATCGCCACGCCCGATAAGTTCACGAGCGTCACGCCCGGTAGAAGTATTAGGCAAGTCAGCCTCCACAAACAAACCGCGCGCATCCTCAGTGACCCTCAAAGTGCCAGCCCTAGTGCTACCCAGCACCGAAGCGGTGTCGTGGTTCCAGAGAAGCTTGATGTCGTTCCGGTTGCGGAGGGAACCCTTGAAAGCCCCAGGCGCAATACGCTCGATGAACGGTAACGGTTCACTATCGGAGTTGAACACAGCAGCGTACCCACTGAACTGCATGCCCTCGTCAGTTTCACGAACCTCAAACTTTGCAGAATTGATCCGCGTTTCCATCTTGCTCAATGCTTGCCCCTTAGCTCGGCCTTCATTCTCTTCCTCAATTCTACCAATGACCTCATTAGCGAAGTCTAGAAACCTTGTCGCGGCCCTATCAGTCAAAACCACGCCCCAGACAATGTTCCCACTATCAGCCAACATTTCACGCGCCTCCACCCACATCGCAGGGGTCATAGCGTTATTAGTCACAGCAAGAATTTTAGGTGTGGCATTCGCAGCGCTGCGGGCAACCGCCCGAACCCAAGCTGGTGGGGTCAAATCCAAAGCGCGCTTCTTAACGCGCTCATCCAAAGCATCAATCAGGGTGAGTGTAGAAAACTTGTGCCCCACAAAAACATCGGTGGGGTTCCACTCCATCTCTCCATCATCGTTCTCAGACTCACGCCATAAGCGAATCAAAGCGGCAGGGTCATCCTCGGTTCCAGTAATAACAAAGTCTGTATCAGGCACAGCAATCTCGCCATCAGTTTCTATCGTGGCAATCTGCCCCTGTGCCATACCACCGGAGCTATCCCACTCCACAAAGTCACCCACCGAAAGCTCATCGTGTTTCGCGCGATTTACTAGAGAATATGAGGCTGAGGTTTGTTCTTCTGCCACAGTAAAGTGAGTAGTCATAATTGGCATCACTGCACCTCATCCTTATACACCGAATCAGGGTTCTCAGGATCCACCTGCGCCACACCCTGCAACTGAACAGAAGCCAAACCAGTGTGACCCACAGCAGGCAACCCAATCATCTCCATAGCCTCAGCAGGGTCAAACCCGGCGAACACCAAATCGCGTACCATCTGCACCTTCTCGCGTTGCGCCTTCACGCCAGCCTCCGAAAGGTTCACATTAGCGAGGGGCACGCGCACCGCCTCAGCAGCATCGCCCTCCTGTGGTGACAAATCTTCCAACCGCCGAATATCGTTGATGGCGAGGAACCCAGACTGCAACCCAGTGCTATACGCGCTGTACCGGCTTTGAATGTCAGCCCTGAGCAACCCGTTCATGTTGAACTTGATGAACGCGGTTTCACCACCCTGGTACCGACCCATCAGGGTGCCCATAGCATCCTCAATTTTGGTCACATAAGGGCGCAGGGTGTGTGTCACAAACCCGAGCATGTTCTGCTCAACGCTCGAATAAGTGTTCGTCCCTGGCAGGTTTAGCATGTGTGATGGAATGCGCCAGATACGGGCCACATCCTCCACAGCCATTCTGCGGGCCTCTAATGCTTGGGACTTCTCTGGGTCTGCCTGTGTAGGTTTGAAGCTTGCACCACCGCTTAGAATCCCTGTGCGCCCACTCTTACGCCACCCCTTGTGGGCGTTGTCGAAGGATCCGCGCAAACTTTCAGCCTGCTCCAAAGTCAAAGCGCCAGGGTACTCAATGACACCCGACAAAGTTGTTCCACTGCCAAAAAAGGTTGCAGCGTAAAGTTCCAGCGCTTTTGACAAACCCAGGTTCTCTTTCAAAGCGTGAACACGTGAAACACCACGCACAGTCCCAGGGCGCAACAAATCAGGAATGTATAGCACCTGCTCAGAGGTCAAAGGCTTCTCCTCACCCTGCACCGTAAAAATTAGTCTGCCCTGACCATTGCGCTTCACCTCCACAGTGGAAGGGTTTAGCACCATCAAGTTCACAACCTCGCCCTTAAAACTGAACACACGGATAAAAGCGTTCCCGTCAATGAGCAAAGACACCAGAAGCGAGTTGTAGAAAACTGCGTGCCCCGCAAAGTTCACATCAGGCTGTGACACCCAAGCCGGTTTTGGCCTGAAGGGTCTGCGGTTCCCATCAAGCCTAATGAACGAATCCACAGGGAGGGTACTGATTGTGTCAGCAATAAGCGACACCGCCGAATTGACAGCAGCAATACTGAGCGCGTTGCCCTCATCCACGCTTGTGCCAGCCTGTGTCCCAAAGCCAACATCGTCACCAGCCTCAAAAATTGTTTGAAAGCTGATTGCCCTATCTTCCCAAAGCCTGTTGAATACCACTTATCGCCCCAAAGCTAGTCCGAGTAAAATTAGAACAGCGCCACCAACCACAAGCCCCACAGGGACAGAGATAAGGGTCACGCCTGCAACAATCGTCACAGCACCTACTATTTGCAAAGTTGAACTCATATCACCTATCCAAAGAACTCAGGCACTGGTTCTAGTTTAGCGCCTGTTAGTGCCCTATCTACTGCAAGCACCATAGCCACAGCAGCATCAATCTTTCTAGGGCTATTCCTAGAGTCTTTCACAATGCGCGGCCCCAGGTTGTCAATCTTCGTCACCGCGTTGCTCAAGTGTCGTGCAAGTATCGGGTTACCGTCATGCACAAGGCGTTTCTCCATCACAGCATCAAACACTTTCGCGCAGGCAGGCACCATTCTGCGGGCTGAGGTGCTAGGCCACTCCACAATCGGCACGCCCTTATCCTCCAGGGCTTGCATGGATCGTTGCCACCGGAAAGGGTCGCACGCAACCTCACGCACCTTAGGGTGAGCCTGACAGAAATCCAGAACAGTCTGCTCCACCTCCGCAATGTCCACCCTCCAATCATCATCATGGATAGTCAAATCTTTCTCCCACGACTTGACCAGAAACACTTTCACCGGCTCATCATCTTTGGGGACAATCGCACCCACGATGACCGAAGCGTCACCGCTGAAGGAACCATCAAAGCCCAACACAATCTCATCATCAGGTAAGACCTCAAAGTCTGCCTCGCACGCCTCCCACGCCCCAGAAGGCAACCAAGCGGTTTGCGAGGACACCCACTGGTTACAACGCTTTGTACGAAACTCCGC